GGCTACCGTTATAGAATGTGTTGAGGACTTCGTTAAAAAAGCAAGTAAGTATTTTGTAATAAAAGAAATAACAATAAATCCTAAATCCGATACTAGCGGTGATGCTGCATTGGATTCAAAGCGTGGACGTTTGTATATGGCATATGTAAAAAGAAACATCAATAAGTTACCAGGCAAATGGACAGCATATGCAAATAGTGAAGGTATCGTAATAAAGAATGGCGATTGGACCGGTGGAGATATTGTAGCAAAAAGTTAAAAGTTATGGAGCAACAACCAATGATATTGCATATAGATTTAGGAAATCAGTCATTAACAAATTGGTTAAGAGATAACAAATATGTAATTTATTCAGAGCTTATTCGTTTTTCGGAAATGTTAGTTAAGCAAAATTTGGACCAGATACAAGCGATAATGGTATCTAATTTGGCTGATAACATTGTATTCGTAATTAAACGTGAAACAATACATATAACATTACGAAAAGCTATGGACTTTTTTTTAGAGCAAGAAGAGTTTGAAAAATGTGCTCAAATTCGTGATTTACAAATACTTATTGAAAAAATAAGCAATGAAAGCACGAATAATGAAATTAGTAAGCGAACTAAAAGAAACGCTAAGAGAAATTGATGAGTCGGGTGCTTCCGGTGAGTTATTAGACGATATGTACGACAAACTAAATCAAATTGAAGATGAAATCTATGATGAAGATTTAGATGGCGATAACTACAGCGAAGACGAAGACTATTAAACAAAACAAAATATGAAACATTGTGGAGATTTTACATTAGATGAGGCATCTTTGGGAAGAGCATATCAACACGTTGTAGATAAGAAATCGCCATCATGGGGAATGATTACTGCTTACCGATATGCTAACTCTAAAAAAGAAAATCTACAAGCGAATAAAAGATTGGAGCAAGACCTTCGTAAGTTGGGACACGGATATTTCAAAGTTGAGGGACATTGGCAAGAATGTCAGGACAAAAATGTTAGCTATGTTGATTGTCCAAAAGATAAACTTGTTGATTCAACCGAAGAAAGTCTATTTGTACCAAACATTACAAAGGACCAAATAGCAGACTTGTGTAAAAAGTATGAGCAAGATGCCGTTATCTATGGTGATAAAGATAGTGATGCTCATTTGGTATTTAAGAATGGTGATACTGAAAACATTGGTAAGTTTCAACCAGGAAAAATATCACAAGCATATTCCAAAGTGAAAGGCGGAAAGACATTTATATTTGGTAAGGAAGAGCCAAAGAAAAAAGAAGAGCCTAAAAAAAATATATTCGGTAAGGATGTAGATAGTAAAGCAGATATTACAAAACTGAAATCATTACTACCAAAAGACGTTCTAAATAAAACTGTCAAAAATCCAAAAACAGGTAACACAATCAAAGTGAAATCTGCATTGAGTTACGATAAAAAATCTCCAGTATTTCAGGCAGCAAAGCAGTTAATAACAAAAAAGTAATAGGTTATGAATTTATTTTATGGTGTCCTATATGGTATATTGGGACAGGTACTCACGTTTTTACAATTACAGGGAAATATAAAATACGGATGGTTTAGGGACTATCCAATTATAGTTTTGATAGGTTCAATACCAATATCATTTTGCTTTATCAAATCAGTAGAGTATTTAGTAGCAGCTTATGGCGGTGAACTATGGCCAAGCCGTTTGATTGGATTTGGTATAGGTGCTATCGTATTTACGGTATTGAGTTGGTATTTATTCAAAGAGCCCTTCGGACTTAAAACGGCTGTATGCATGATGTTAGCAACAGCTATATTGTTAATTCAAATTTTTTGGAAATGATTAGACAAGAGCTAGTAAAATTTAATGATAGTCTTTACATAGTGAAACGCAAGTTCTCGGAAGGTGTTGTAAGGATTGATAAGGTACAAGAACTACGCCAGTTATTGGAATGCGATATTGTACTAAAACAAAATGGCTGGTTATTTTATTGTGAAATGATACCAGAAGCAGAAATTGTTGAATAACTGATGTATATTATGTAGAATTTGGTATGGTATTTGTTATAGATTAGTATTTATTGCTGATTGATTCTAAAATCAATAGTCAATATAGACGTTCTTTAATCTAAACAAATTTGAAATGAAAAAACCCATTCTATTACTATTGTTATTGTTATTTGTAAGCGTATCTTTTGCAAGAAAGTTTTATGTGAGTAATATGGGGAGCGATTCCTACACAATTACACAAGCTCAAAACGAATCAACACCTTGGGCTACATTATCCAAAGTACAATCCAGTTTTTCTTCGTTCACATCAGCCGATAGTATTTTATTTAAACGAGGTGATAAGTTCAAAGGAACATTGTTTATTCAAAATAAATCAAACCTATATTTTGGTGACTATTCGTTAGGTGATATTCCATTGTTTTGGGGAAACGGTGTACCGGTTAGTCCTTTAATATATGTTGTAAACTGTACTAACATTATATTCAGTAACATAAAAATATCCGATACAACAATATCAACTACTGATAGGACTATTCCTTCAAAAATAAGTATAGCATTTCAGTTGACGAGTAATACAACCGGTACAATTATTAAAAAATGTGTTATGGATCGGATTGGGTTTGGAATATACATAACACCATCTTCATCAGGCAACACTATTGATTCGTGTGATATTGGTAACCTGAGAATGATTAGAAATACGCCAACAACTATTAACCCCGATGATGATTACGGTGGCGTTCCAATTCAAATATCAAGTTCAAATAACAAATTCACAAACAATTATCTTCACGATTGTTGGTCTGTTAGTTATGATTATGGTTATGACGGTGGCGGAGTTGAATTTTTTGAAGAGGGAGCTATTATAGAAAATAATGTAATCGCTTACAATACATTTTATGATTGTAATGGTACATTTGAACATGGCTCTAATTCCGATGGAATAGCTAACTACCCAATTAGAAACAATAAGATATACTACAATAATATAATAAATTGTAGTTCATTATTTTATATCAATAACAACGGGCAGTATAAAACATTTGTTGATAATTTACAATTTTACAACAATGTAATTGTTCAAACTGTGGCTAGTAGAACTGGCACAACAAGATTGGGGTCAATGGCGGTCAATGAAGCAAGAACAGGAATAGTTGTATTTAAAAATAACATATTCCAAGTATCAAACGGAGCCGCTATCGTAAGGTCAAGCCAATGGACAACCGGCCAACTTACTCACACAAATAATTTATATAAATTATCTGGCGGAAGTATAACTAACTTTACATTGGATGTAACTGAAATATCTACTCAAAATCCTATTTGGATAAATACCAGTTCTACAAATCCAATAGATTGGAATTTCAATTTAATTAATGAATCTCAAGCAATTAATAACGGTGTAGATGTCGGACTTATGAGTGACAGAATTGGTAACCCAATATATTTAGCACCTGATATGGGAGTATATGAAAAATATATAACTGTATCTATTCCAAATTGTACATTTACTTATGGTACGTGGTCGGCTTGTAATGGTTCGTTTCAAACTAGACCATATACAGCATCGCCGATAGGATGTATTGGAACGCCTCCATTGGATAGTATACAAAGAGCTTGTACAAATGAAATTGTTATTAAATCATTTTACTATAACAATGTAAGAAGAGCGATTTGGATTGACTGTAGCAAATCTGGTATAATGTTGGTGACAAACTCACTTGGAAATGTAGTGAGAACCACAAACTATGTAGCAGGTGGGCAGTGGATAAGTATGAATAAATTTCCTACAGGAATGTATTTCGCATCAACTTACGGGCGAAATATAACATTCTTGCGATGATAAAACGGATTATTGTATTTTTATTTTTTATTGTACTTTGTATGGATGTCTTTCCGCAGAAAGCAATAGGGGATATTTACAATATGAGGTGGCCACCAAAGGAAATGTTTATTCGTGTATTCAAACACGAAATGGAATTGGAAGTTTGGGTATCGGATAGTGTTGAATTTTATCTTTATAAAAGATATAGTATTTGTAAATTAAGTGGTGGATTTGGGCCAAAAAGAAAGCAAGGCGATTTACAAGTACCTGAAGGGTTTTATTACATAAATGAGTTCAACCCTTACAGCAAATATTATTTAAGTATGGGAATCAATTACCCAAACATATCGGATAAAATACTGAGTCCATATAAAAATTTGGGAGGCCTGATTTATTTACATGGTAATTGTGTTTCGGTTGGATGTATATCAATGGGTAATGAAGCTATTGGTGAAATATATAGGATGGCTAAAAAGATTAATTCAAAAATAGAAATTCATATTTTCCCAATCAATTACAAATATATGAAATCATTGGCATACTTTGATAAACAAATAAAACAAAAACCGGAATTATTGGAATTTGAACGGAATTTATTTGAAGGGTATATGTACTTTGAAGAAACTCAAAGATTACCTAAAATAACTTTTTTAGAAAACGGATTTTGCCAATTCAAATAATTTTATTATATTTATATAAAGATAGCTAGCAAATTAGTTATTTATTGTTTAATTTAAAATTTAAAAAAATGACAAAAGAACAAGTAATGGGTATCGTAAGACACGCTTTGACTTTCGTGGGCGGTATTCTAATCGTTAAAGGCCTTGCCGAAGAAGGTATGGTAAACGAAGCAATCGGTGCGGTTGTAACTGCTATCGGTGCTGTGTGGTCTGTTATTAAGAACAAACCAGCTGCTTAATTGTAAAACAGTAACTAGATGTAGATAGAGCCCGACTTAGTTCGGGCTTTATCATTTTTTTATATTTATTAGCATGATAAAACTGAAACAATTACTACCTGAAATAAGCCTAATGAGTGGCAATGCCGGAAGTGACGGAATGGAAGATTTTTTCTATAACGCTCTCAATAATTTTTTACCGAAAAAATATGAGATTGTAAGCGATTTGATGGATAGGCATTCTTGGAACGACCCCACATATAATTTAAATGCCAAAGAGAAAAAAGAGCAAGATAGAGCAAAGCAATTGGCTTTAGTTAGTTCCGAATGGAAAGCTATGATTGATTCAAAGTTACCACTTGTAGTAAAAAGTGGCGGATATGAATTAAGAATGAAAAAAGAAGGTAAGGATTTGATATTTCACCTAGTTGACCCGAAAGCAAAATTCATATACGAATATTTTATAGGAACTATTAAAACTGAAAGCGGTACACGTAATTATCGTATCAATCCAAAAAAAGGCTTCAATCTAAACTGTTATCAAATTCACTGGTCCAATGTAGCAAGGGAGCACATGGGTAAAGGGTTGGGTAAATTAATGTACACAATGGTTTATGAATATGTAAACGGACTTGGTGCAGCACTTGTTAGTGATAGTATGTTATTTCAGGGCTCACAAAAAATGTGGTTTGATTTTATTCCCAGTATAGCATCATTCTTTGGAATAATCGTTGAGGATATATTTTTTCCGATTGATAAAGCTGAAGTTACCCGTGATGTAATGGGTGGACCAGTTGATTCGGTTGTAGCAATGGAAAACCCACCACTTGAAATTCGTAAGATAGCAAACAATATGAAGGGGCTTTCATTTAAGAAAGGACATTACGGAATGATGCGTGTCAGAGCTGGTATAAATGATAAAATTTCATTGAAGCCCGGGCAAACGATTAGGTCATTTACATATGTAGAAGACCCAAGATGGATGGACATGGACGAAGATAATGATATTGATAGCGGCAAATGGGTATCAAAACCAAATAAAGATTTTCAATATACACTATTTAGCAATATGGTCGATGAAGCACCGACAATGATGTCACTACTTAAAAGAATGGAGAAGCTTGAAGTTGCTGATTCGTATGATGCTACAAATGGTACTGGTAATCCGAACAATTTGAAAGCCTGTATATTTTCATTCAACAATGCGAATGTAATCGTAAAGGAAACTGGTGGAAGGCTAGTTATGGTAGCAATATAAAATTTGGTAATCTCAAGTATTTTTCTTATATTGTATTATACAATCAAACAGTTATGAGTAAGTATAGATACAGTATTGACCAGTTTAATTGGTACAAGGAACTCAATACATTTTTCGGAGACATGGGCGCAATTTGGGATATGGATAACAAATACAAGTTTCCGTTCCCTTCCGGTCGCCAACAATTCACAATACATAATGAAAAAACCGGTGGGTTTCGCAGATTCAGATTAAAGTGCGAAAGCCACGAACAGCATTGGTGTACTGACATCAATGACGAGGATGGTTGCTACGCATCATTTCGTTGCTTGGTATTTCAAAGTGAAGATGGAATCCTTTGTAAAATTTATGAATAAAAAAACAGGTTATGGGCTTAATAAAAAATAATACACCGTATTCGGGTAACATATTCTTAAAGTTTGAAAAATATCCACACTATAAAGACGGAAATTCAAAACTAAATTCAGTAATTCTAAATTTAGGATTTACTAAATTAGTGAGCAGAATGTATCCGCATAAATCTTTTGATGGCTGGGAAATAAATAAAGAGCGATTAGCAAAGATTTGTATGTACACAGGTGGTACAATTAAAACGCATGAGTGGTGGGAAGTTCGTGGACCTAATAGTGTATTCAAATCAAACCGTAAACCTAAAAATCAAAAAGATATTGTCCATCACGGAAAGCTATACAATTCATTTATGTATGGCGATACTTACATTGGCGATATTGAAGCCGGCTGGTGGTATTACAAAAACCGATTAGTAGTTTGTGAACAATATCCAAAAGGCGTGGCCATAAAAATAAAAAAAGGGTATTGGAACGGCGATGGTGAGTATTTGGATTCCGTTGAAGGTGCTTATGGTTATTCGCATAGAGGTGGATGTTTATTTCGTATTGGTGACCGATTATTTGAGGAAGATTATCACCCGCATGTTTGCGACTACACAAAAGAGCAATGGAAAGTATGGCACGATAAATACCGTAGGAAGTTAGCAAAGGCAGATGGTTTAGACCGTATATGGCTATGTGAAGATGGCGTTGCTGGTTTCGTTCCGTTTAATATGCGTGGTAAAAAAATTATAGAAACTTTTGACGAAGCTATTGAAGCAGCAAAAAATTTATCAAAATATTTATCTTAAAACAAAGTTATGACAGAAAAACAATTAGCAGACGAATTATTTAATAAAATGTATGAAGTGTTCGCAAATGACGAAGATGACCATTACATTGGTACAGTCAATAGAATATCAAAAAAATGTGCGATTGTATTAGCTGACGAATTATCAAAGGTATCAGCTGATACGGACTGGGAATTAGTTAAAACCGAAATTGAAAATATTGAACAACCAATAAATACTGAAATAAATGAAAGTAGCACTGACATATGATGATATTCAATTAGTTCCGGCTTATTCCGAAATAACGTCACGCCGTAACATTAAACTATGGACACAAGTTACACGCCGTTATGGTATATTACAACCGCTTGTGGCTTCACCAATGGATACGGTATGCGACTCTGAAATGGCTATACAAATGATGCGACTAGGTGGGCTTGGTATCATTCACCGATTTATGAGTATAGAAGAGCAAGTCGCCGAAGTAGCTAAAGTAAAAGCAGTTTGTACGGCTGAAATGTACGAAAACTGGGGAGTGATGTACGATGACTGGCATACTGAAATAAAAGATATTCCAATTGCTGCAGCAGTAGGAGCTAATGGTGACTATTACGAAAGAGCAGTTGAACTTATTGGAGCAGGTGCGAATATCATTCTTATTGATGTTGCGCATGGACATCATAAAAATGTTAAAGACGCTTTATACCAAATCAAATCAATCAATCGTAAAGTTGATGTAATCGCCGGCAACATTGCTACAGCATTGGCAGCTGAAGACTTAACCGCTTGGGGTGCTGACGGGTTACGTGTTGGTATTGGAGGCGGCAGTTTATGTACGACTCGTGTAAAAACTGGCTTTGGCATTCCAAATGTAACTTGCCTTGAAACTATTTGTGATATGGCAGAAGTACCTGTAATGGCAGATGGCGGAATACGAAGTAGTGGGGACATAGCAAAGGCATTGGCCATCGGAGCATCAACGGTAATGATTGGGTCACTAATAGCAGGGACTGAAGAGGCGCCCGGTTCTATTATTGAAAAACCAAATGGACTTTACAAACGGTATAGAGGTGCGGCATCATTGGAAACTAAAATGGCACACGGACAGGAGCAAAGGAATGTAGAAGGTGAAAGCACTGTGATACCTTACAAAGGCGGTGTCAAATATATTGTTGAGGGATTGTTAGACGGAGTTCGCTCGGCACTATCTTACGCAGGAGCTAGTTCACTAAATTATTATGCTCCAATATATATCCAAGTAACAAATTCAGGTCTTAATGAAGCAAGACCACATTTAATAAGTTAAAACAAAAATTATGGTAACATCAGCACAATGCTTAAAAAAGTACGGAAATCCAGATAAGGAAAATAATATGACACTTTGGGACGTACCAACTGAATTAGAAATTGGAGTTATTCCAAAAAGAATTTATTGTAACAAAGATATGGTTGCGCCTCTAAAGCATGCATTCACAAATCTTATTTCAACTAACTGCGTTTCCGAATTAAAAACGTGGGATGGTTGCTTCAACAAAAGAAAAAAGCGTGGACTAAGTTCTATGAGCTTACATAGCTGGGGCATCGCAGTAGACGTTAATGCTGCATGGAACGGACTGAATAGGACACCAACGCTATCAGCTGCATTTGTAAAATGTTTTACCGATGCTGGATTTGATTGGGGCGGAACTTGGACTCGCAAGGACGGAATGCATTTCCAATTATCAAAAATCTAAATTATGAAAAAACTATTAGTAATCTTATTTTTATTTACGGCTGTGAGTGGATATTCACAAACGAAAAACGAAAGTGGGTTATGCAATTTCATTAACGAATGGATTGGTCGCCCATATAAACTTGGCGGCAATAGTGAATTTGGAATTGATTGTAGCAACTTTGTGACACGATTGTATAGCAAAGTATTCGGTTTAACTATTAGTGGGACATGTTATTATCTTTGGCATCAGACACAACGAGTATCATTTGACTCCTTACAAATTGGTGACATGATATTTTTCAACAGCCCACTGTCACCTTCTGGTTGGCATGTTGGTGTGTACATTGGTAACGACCAATTCGTACACGCTGCAAACCGACAAGAAGGCGTTAAGATTAGTAATTTATCGGAGGCTTACTATAAAAAGCATTACAAAGGGGCAGGCAGATTGTAAATTATTTTGTAATTCAAAAAAAGTTTCGTATATTTAGTAAAACAATAAAGTTATGACACAAGAACAATTTATTTATTGGCTGAAGGGATTTATTGATTATCAGCAATTACAGGAACAAAAGAATCCTGCTTTCACTCGGATAAAAGATCAGCTTAATGAACTTAACAAAGTTTCTATTAAAAATGATAATCGCACTGCTGCACCTTGGCCATCGACAGATATGAATGGCACTCCTATTGGTGTCCCAAATGGTACTACTGCCGTAATCACTACGTGTGAAAATAGTAATAGCAGTATAACATATAAAACCGACAATCCTATTACATACACTACAAAAGAAACCCCAAAAGTAACAAGTTATATTTAATTTATGAATTTAAGACAGACACAAGATATAGGATTTGGGTCATTTATAGTTTTAGAAAATGATTTAATTGGAAATTTTATTTTAAGACATGGATATTGGGAGCAACATTTATATGCTATATATTCTCAATTCATAAAGCCGGAGCATGTAATAATTGATGCCGGCGCTAATATAGGATTTCATACAATACAATTCGCAAAGCTAGGTAAATTGGTCTATGCCTTTGAGCCACAAAGTTTGATATTCAATTTATTGAGTACAAATATACTAATGAATGACGTAAATGAAAATGTAAAACAATATAGATTGGGTCTTTACAACGATGACGCCATTCTAAATATGCAAAGTATAGAGCAATTTACAGAACCAAATGGTGTATTAAATTTAGGTGGGCGTGGTGTAACTACAGACCAAATAGATACTGAAAAAATTGACTTAGTAAGTTGGGATAAACATTTTTCAAATGTAGAGCATGTGGACTTTATTAAAATGGATATTCAGGGAGCAGAATTATCAGCACTCAAAGGTATGGAAAAACTTTTGAAAAAATCTAAACCTTGGATGCTATTAGAAAATTATGATAATGAAAATGATGCACGTGTAGTTGAATATCTTACGAGTATTGGATATGAAATTTATAGACCCATGAATGCTTTGCCAAATGAAGACTGTATATGTATTCATAAAGATTACGAGCAAAGGAATGAATTAAAATCATTTTTATCAGAAACTAAAATTGATTGGAAAATTTACAATTAAAAAATATGAAAAAATATATTGGAGCAGTATTAAGTTTGGCAAGTGTCGGAATGCTATTCTATATTTTATTTACTCAAAAAGAGCAGATAAAAGAATTGAAGGCTGAAATAAAAACACTACAAACGCAAACGGATTCATTGGATAATCAAAACACAATTATTCAGCATGAAAATGACGAAATGGAAAATGCTATTGATGCTGTAATTGAGCACGACTCCGCTAACGCTGAAATAATTGATGAAGCAAATCATAATTTTGAATAATGAAAAAATTTATTAGTTACATATTGTCCTGGTCTTTATTTTGGTTTGGACATTTAGTTTCACTAATCATGGGAACTATACCCGCACTATATACTACATACCGTTGGGCTATGTTCAAATCAATGCAAATACAAGATTGGGCCGAAAACGAAACCCCTTGGAAGCATATAAAAGAAAATGAATGCCAAAAAAGCTGACAATAAAAAATCTATATAAGACAGAGGGCATAAATATGTTTGGCATCAGCATAGACGAATGGCTTACGCTTGATGACCACTATGAATTTTTAGTATATTCAAATGGACACAAGTGGATGTATAAACTCGATCGTATGCCGCATCATTTAGATAATAAATTTAAGCTAACACTAAATGCTACAGCCAATAACATATATACAGTACATTTGGGACTGAATGAAATAAAAGTAAAAAGATTATTTTACATGCGAGTAAATGAATTAGTTGAACAGCATATAGAATTTGTGACTAATGAAATAGTATCGGCAGCACTGACGAGGCAAGGAATTACGGCAATATCAAATAGTATAAACATAAATTAAAACAGAACAAAAATGAAACTCAAAGAATTAAAAGACTGGGTAAATTCACTACCGGAAGACTGTGCTGAATTTGATATTGTGAATGGAGACTTAACCGAATCCGAAAATGAATATACATATCAAATTGAAAAACCGGTAGTAGCAGTTTATATGGACAAAGAAAATAAAGAGGTTATTATTTTAACACAAAAAATACAAAATGAAACTGTCTAAATTAGCAAAACGAATACTGGCTGAAAAAGCAAATGACACATACGACTACGGATGCGCTATGTTATACTTTGATTTCCCTGAAATAAACAAAGTACATGATGCCATAAACCCCGACCATTTATACGAAGAAGAGCAGGACAGGACTTATGGTATTGAGGATGAGCCCCACACTACATTGCTTTATGGATTGCATAAAGAGGTTAGTCCGAAAGCAATTAAAAATGTATTAGACGGTTTTACTTTTGGTGAATGTAGTATTGGCAACGCATCGCTATTTCAAAATGAAAAATATGACGTACTCAAATTTGATGTACAGGGACCAAACCTACATGAAGTTAATAAGTTATTGACTAAGTACCCGCATACAACGAGTTATCCAGACTATCACCCGCATTTGACTATAGCATATTTGAAACCGGGTATGGGTCAAAAGTATGTGGATATGTTACGTGGGCAGGAATATCAATTAGTACCGACACATGCTATATACAGCAAACCAGACGGTGATAAAATTAAAATCGGAATAAAGGTAAAATAAAATGACATTAGAAAAACAATATAAAAGATACGAAAGGGAAAATCCAATAAACCCTATGACGTATAAGGAATGGCTTGATGACTTGAGTAAGAAAATAAATGAAGCAATAGAAAAAGCAAATCAACGTGACGAGGACCAGTTACCGGACACAATGCAGAATACATTATATCAAGTAGTTTCTAATTTGGGTAAAACAATGGACACAATTAAATACTATGGTGACATATCGGACTTAGGAAACGAAATAGGATATGCTGTCGGCAATACCGTAAAGAATATGACAGAACGAGAAACCAGACATTTCATTTTCGGCATTCAACATGGAATATCATTAACAAACGGAACGCATTAAATATAAAACAAACAATAAACAAAAACAAAACAAAAATGAAGACAACAAAAGTTTACAAAACAAAGATTGAAACTAAATTAGCAATCTTAATGGCAAGAGTCAAAAATTTCTTTAATGGTAGTCACTATGTAGCAGAAACTTTCACTACAAAGTATAACAAAGAAACCAAAGAATATACTCTTGAGCACTTCACAATGACATACGCCGAGGAAAAACAATTTAATGAGGCTATGGCAGAACAGCAAGCAAAGATTATTGAATTAGCAAAAGCAGTTGAAGTACCTACATTGGAAAGGCAAAAAACAAAAGAGGAAAAATGGGCAGAGGACGTTGAAAGGAATAGACAAAAACAATTAGCAGAAAATAAAGATAAAAAAGTAAAGTCTACAAAGACACCTGCCAAACCTAAAACAAAAACGACTCCTACAATGGAGGCAAAACCAAAAAGAAAATACAATAAGGCAGTAAGTAAAAAGACTGACACACAAAGTTAATAAACACACGCCGCCCAAAATAAACAAAGACCGATAGCATAAATTGTTATCGGTTTTTTTATTACCTTAAACTATATTTATTTACATGATTAAGCTAACTAACTTATTGAACGAAGCAAGTAAAAAAGAATATATTATTTGGGGAATACCGCCAGGTGAACGTGATGAAGCAATACTATTCACAAACGCTGAAAATATGCCTGAAGCAAAACGTGTTATGGATATTCTAAAAGATAAACACGGCTGTACAAAACTACGAGTGCAAGTATTGGACCTCTCAAAGGAATTAGACTTGAAAAAAACATTTGGAGGCACTGTAAAAAAAGAAACGAAACTGAATGAAGTAACAATACCAAAAATATTATATCATGCTACATACAAAGCACTGATACCAAAAATAAAATCGGCAGGACTTGATACTTCAAAATCCAAAAAGGCCTGGGAAGATTCAAAGCCCGGTTTAGTTTATTTGGCAACCGATATTGACGTAGCAGGTAGTTATGCTGAAAGCAGTGACGTAGTTCCTGATAATTGGATTGACAATATAGTTGTCCTACATATTGACACGAATAAGCTTGACAAATCAAAATTGAATATCGACAGGAATGTACAAGATAATATCGGAGACACATTAGAGTACAAGGGAGTTATACCTTGGACAGCAATCACAAAAGTAACACAATACTAGACCAAATGCAAATAAACGGAATTGATATTAAAGTAATAAAGCAGGACTTAGAAAAAAATAAGTTTGTAGAGCTAGGATATGTAACTGAATACCCTGACGTAACAATAATATACATAAACCACAATTACACAAAGGGAAGCAATTACTTAATGATAAAAGATAATGGACTAGCAGATAGTGTAATTAAGGAATTGAATAAGATAATGAATAAGCAGGACATTGATATATTCGCAACTGAATACGGGTCTTCCTGTATTACACAAAAGTTGAACGCACAACCGAAAGGCTATAAAGTAATCTAATTAAAGAAGGTAAAACCACAAGTTATGGTATGGCCGGTAGCATTAAATTGTTACCGGTTTTTTATTGACCAGGTTTTCAAATTCATTTCAAATCGGACACCCTTAATAAAAATAATTCAGCAAAGACTAATAATACTAATAAGACAATAGAATAAGATAGTATAAGTAATAAACAAAGTAAATAAGATAATAAACAATAAGTAAGACCAAATAAAGACTGGTATAGTATTTGTAATAATATAGAACAATAAGTAAACCATAAAACAAAAACAATACTATATGAATAAACGGAAACTAAAAGACCTAAACGAGGATGCGGTCTATGCTACCCTGCTATTCATTGCTACAACACTAATAACTTACCAGATTGTAAACGGTATAGTTAGTATGTCAAAGTAATCCGTGTCAAAAAGAACAAACGGTGTCAAAAAATGGTAAAAAGTGGGAACGGGTGGGAGTGAGTATATAAAATTGTAAAGGAATGTCAAAACGAAATGACATACTCAAAGGGAATAAAGAATAAAAAGCAAGCAATTAGATTGTGAAAATGGGAGTCACGGCCCCACCCAAGCACGTCGACCTAAGGTCTTTCGTACACGCGTACCCGTTAGTACCAACCGGCAGACCTCCATACCCGAAAAAAACCCGAACCGGCAACGTGCTTGTTTGGTAAAAATTCATAAACCGGCAATCGTGCCTGTTGCTTCAAAAGTGGAACTGGCAAAAAAGACCTATCCGAAATCCGCGTGCCTGTTTAGCGTAATTTATTTTAGCACGTTGAAACCCTTGCTGGCATTGAGTTGCATCGGATTGCCGGTCCGCTGAGACATTGACGCCTATTGAGTTGCAGAGCTTCACTTTGAAAATTTCTAATTCACCGTTGGGTCAAATTAAATATTTTCTAATATGATGCCGGTCCGATGTAAAAAATTTCTAATATATAACGGGTTGACTACCAACTGTTTGTGAGTTTCCTATAAAATATATTATGTTAAGTAGGGAACGTGTTGATAGTCAGCCAGTTACATATAGTATTGTGGGGCTTTTTCTTATAAATTATATTATGTTAAATAGAGTGCCGGCGATTGACTATCAACCAGTTATGTATTACCGTTTCAGCCGGTCCGTAACGTGTTGACTAACATACAGAAAAAAGTTTATTGAGAATCAACGGGTTACATATTAGTCCGATCGTCCATTCTGCTAACTGGTTGATAGTCAATAAAAAATCTTTTAATAAAATTTGGCCACTACCCCGGTATTTTGTATCTTTATGTATCGGGTTGAGAGAGGCCCCCTCACATAAAAAAAAATTAATATATGAATACTATGACTAGACAGTTTAACGAAGGTTTCAAAAAGCATAACACTAACAACGAGAGACCTATCTACATTAACTTCGCCGCTTCTAAAATGAGCAACGCTGTGAAGCCGAATACGGTAGTTGAATTTACCGACTTTATGGGTCGTAAGCATAAGGTAGCTTGTAGACACAACGGTGATATGAAAAAAGCTATGACTTTCTTCGCTACCTTAAAACGTGAATCAGCCCGTATCAACGAGATTATCGCTTCGTTTCCTATGAGCTACGGTAGAATCCCTAAAAAGTTCTTGAGTGAAGCTAAGCGTGAATTGAAGGCTATCGGTTTATCAGCTAAAGCTATTGACATTGTGTTATCTTAATAGGTAACACAATTTTCATTTTCACCACTAATCAATTAACCACTAATAAAATTAACTATATGAATAAGAATTTCAAAATCACTAAGGTCCGTAGAGTATTAAGGTTGGCCGCTAACGAATTTCAACCTGATACCTACATTATGTATAAAGTATCTGGTCCGCGTAAGTTAGTAAAGTATTTCACCACTAAAAAAGATGCTACTGCTTGGGTTAAAGATTATACGGCTCAGAAACCTATGACTACCGACCAGATAATCGACCTAATGCGTGGTAGATAATTTTTGAACAATAACCTAATTTTGGCACATACTAATAACCTAATTTATACACAATGACTAAGAATAGAAAAAAGAGAAGCGATAGAAACCACATACTGTACGAGATAGTTAATACCATAACCGGCGAAAGCTATTTAGGTATTACAGCTTGTATCGGACGTAAGGTGCTTTATTCAGCTCGACTCCGTTTCCAAAAGCATTGTAGTAGGGCTAAATGTGAAGATAAAAGCTGGAGACTATATACCAATATGAAGGAATACGGACCAGACGTTTACGATGTGTTTGTATTGGATATTGTACGTGGTAAGAAGGCCGCTCACCAATTAGAAGTGAAACTACTTAAAGAATTTAATTACGAACTAAACTCAACTCATTAATATGAAATTTCAAGAAAAGGGAAGCACCGCTAAAAAGCACTTTCAAATCAGCTTAATCAAATCAATCATTCGTATAGGAGCGTGTGTGGTCCTATGTTACGGCAACTATGTAGGTGCCGGCGTTGGACTGGGTATCGCTGAAGTACTTGGTATCTACGAAGAAATTGCTTAATCATTAAAACTATTCAAATGAAACTCAAAGAAAAAATCCTTACATTGACTGTTACGGCTTTTATAGCCAGTATTGTTCTCGCCTTTGCTTGGGCTATGGCTTGGACACTCTACATTATTTTTCATTCTTAATTAAAACTTATACTATATGCAGCTAACAATCGCTGAATTGAACGAGGTACTATATTGTTTACGTCAGGTCATTCGTTCTAAACCTGAACTACTTGATAC